TGGGCGAGCCTAAAAGCATCTACAGCTGTGATAGTGGTATAAACCACATCATTAGCATTTTTAGGTGTAGTAGTTGTGTAGCTAGTAATAAAACCAGCAAAAATAGGGTAAGTAGTTGCCCCGTATGTAGCCGTAATTTGTACTTTACGCATAGGGGTCAAAAGCTGAAAGTAGGGGCTGGCTGGGTTTTGGGGGTTGAACGCGCCCACCTGGTCAACGATACGCATAGTAAGAGTGCCAGTTTGGAATTGGTCAGCCTGAGGATTACGCCCGCGCTTTGTCTCAATACTATCTACTACGTTAGATACGTCCACAATAACGCTAGCTGCATCTGCCAAAATATTTGTGCCTAATATGCCACTATCTAAAATCATAGCCTGAGCAAAGCTAGGGCCAGTACTAAAGTTAATAACTGCGTGAATTACGGGTACGGTCATATCGCGCCAGCAAAGTTAAGGTTATTGCCAAACCTATTGTTTTCTTGTACGGCTGTTTGTACCACCTCAATAAGTCCGCTTGTCTTATCTATAATCTCTACGGTCACAGTTGAGCCTGAGCCATAGCCCGCGCCTCTGTTCATATCGGCGCTATAACCGCCAAAATCTCCTAATTTTCTCTGAAACTCAATAAGTGATAAATAGGCCGCGTAGTTTTCTTGCTCTTGTAATATAGCAAAAGCTGTAGCACGCTCGGTTGCAGCATCGGCATACTCTATAACTGCATCTATAGAGGTATTAGGGTCAAAAACTACAGGTGCTACATAATCGCCTTCAGGGATGCCTGATTTTGCTCTAGTGCTAGGAGTTGCGCCAGCCTGTGCCAAAAGCCTCAGCATTTCGCGTATCTTGTCTAAAGCCATATTAAGGTTTTCTTGGTCTATAAGCTCTTTAGGTTTGAGACTATCCAAAACTGTCTTAATACCTAACAAAGTAAAGTTTTGGCTTTGCAAGGTACCTAAGATTTTTAAGTCCTCATTAAGTTGTTTGGTAGCGCGTTCAATACGAGCTACATCTTTAGAGGCTATCGCATCTTCAAGCTCATTTATAGATTGCTTAACCTTCAAGCGCTGTATATCGTTGGCAATAGATAGTACTTGAGCAGCGCTCTCAGCTTTGCCTAAAGCCTCAGCCTGGCCAATTAGAGCTGCGTTAATTTGGATTTTATCCATATCAAAAACGTCTGCACCCTTACCTAAAGCTAACTGGCCTGCAGCTATTGCCTTGTCTAATTTAGCCTGCTCTTTCTTGGCTTTTGTAGTTGCTAACGCCGCTGCAGCTTGAGCTTTAGCTAGCTTGGCTAGCTCTTTATTACGCTTGATTGCCTCAAGCTCTGCTTTTTTTCTAGCTGCCGCATCCGCTACGCCCGTAGCTTGATTAGCTAAAGTCATAGGCTGGCTAAAAGGTTGTGGCCCCTTAATTTCTTTTAGTAATTCAGCTGCTCGTTGTGGGCTAAATCTGCCTAATACGTTGCCAACTAAACCAAAAGCGCCTTTAACTATGCCTGCCCCTGGGATAGTTGCTATCTGCTCTTTGAGATAAACAACGCTATCTATAAAGTTAGCTAAAGATTTAGCCGCATTTTCTATATCTGTGCCTAAGTTTGCTATACCGTCATTACCACCCACAGAGGTAATTGCATTAACTAAACTTTCTCCAATAATTTCTTTAGCTTTATTAGCCGTCTCACTTAGTATTGCTAATTGGCCAGTATATGTAGCAGCCGCTGCCGTTGCTGCACCTGCAAAATTATTATTTAACTTAGTCTGCAACTCATTAAAACTCATAGCAGCTAACTCAGCTGTGGTCAGCCCAATATCATATTTTTTAAGAGCTTTAGTATTACCTATATATGCTTGAGATAAATCTTGCGCGGCTTCTGTGACATCAACTGAATTAGCAGCTGCCACATCTAAAGCTGTATTAAAAATCTCGATAGATTTAGCAGTTGAGCCTGTAACTGTTAACAAAGCTTGGAAGGCTGGCGTAGCTTGGCCGCCAGTTACTCCATAAAGTTTGCCTATTTTGTTTATGTATTGGTCTATGTTTTGTTGGTCAAAAGCCAGCCCTAGATTTTTTACAGTATTAGCTAGTGTTGCAGCCTCTTTTTGGGCGCCCGTAAACGAGTTAACAGCTGACTTACCAAAAGCCACAAAAGCGGCAGCGCTAAGGCTTACGCCTAATACGCGGCCTAGACTCTTTACGCTACCCGTGAGTTTTTTGGTAGCTTTGTCAGCATCTAGAAAAGCCTTTTTACCTAAGAATTGACTGGCTATATTTACTACTAAATCGGTAGCCATTAGGCAGCTCTCCTTGTATGCTCATAAAACATTTTTGAGGCATTTTCTAGCGCCTTAATAACAGCTGCATTAGCTCGCCCGTTATCCTCAGCCCAGGCTCTAAAGATTAAGCGACCAGTTTGCTTGCGCCCTGGGCTACCTACTAAACCTTTAGGGCGAGCGTTGACTAGCTGGCCTGTACTGTTGAGGTTATCTATAAACTGTTTGCCAGCGTTAGGGTTAAGTGAATTGTTATAACCTTTACGCTCAGAGTTATCCTTTTCTTGATAATACCTGATAGTAAAATCTCCTGGGCCGTCTCCTGTGCGATAAACAACACTTGCAGGTTTATAGTTTGGTTGACCCTGTGCATTTTTACGGCCTGCTGTTTCATAGATTGCACCGCCTGCAGACTTGTTAATAATGCGAGCTAAAGCTACAAAGCCGTTTTTATTAGGCTTAGATGGTGAGGTTGAATAAGTAATGCCAGCTTTCGCTTGCATAGAGTTAAACTTAGGAAATGGACGGTAAACCAGGTTATCGGCACCGGATGAGGTTTTAGACCAGCCCGATAACACCTGCCCGTCATTAGGCACGTAACCTCTCGCTACTGTTGTAACAGTTTTTAGAGCTGCCGCCATCTGTGACTGAGTTTCTTTAGATAGGTCAGGAGCAAAACGCTTAAGGGCTACGCGGAGCTGTACGGCCCCTTCTAGCTCTACTGGCATTTTGTTGCTCCTTAGCTCTATCGTTTATAACCTTTAACATATTCTTAAACATATACGTATCTAGGTCTAGTAAATACTGGGGCGGGATTCCTGTTTCAACGGCTAGTTGTGCGACCAAATAACCAAAAGAACCCCGACCCACTATTGCGAAGGGTCATCATCTAACACTTCAACCTTAACTAAAGTGTCCAAAAACTCTGCCCCAAACATCGGTACAGTTTGCCCGCTTGTGCGTAAACACTCCCAGGCCAACCAGTAGACATCCGTTTGGCGCTCTAAAGTACGAAACGCAACGTGAAATCCCATCTTTGCATATAACTCAAAGGCCCACTCAATTTTTGGCGTTATCTGATGCTCAGATACGCTGCCGTCAGCCCTTGTTATTTTAAGTTTTGCCATTGTGTTAGCCCCTTTGCTTAGTCGGTTATACGGTTGTATCTACAACAATAACGCTGTTGCAGGTAAAAGTAATTGACTGTGTAGAAATATCGCCTACCGCGCCGTTAATATCTGTTGTGTTATTAACTAGCACAGTTGTTTGATACTCAGGGTTTGCAGCCGAGATAACTGCGCTTGTTTGCTTTAGCGTTAGTGGCACAGTTGTACCCCAGGCAGCCTGCAAAGTCTGTAATACCTCAGATGTAGCAGTATCGTTGAGAAAGTCTAAAGTGATAGTGCTGGCCTCTAGGCCCTTAACAAACTTATGTGCGCTATCGCCCATAGCTGTAACTTCAAGCTCGTCAAAAGTGCGGTTAATTGTTGCGCTTGTTACGTGGTCAGATAGGTCAACGCTATTAAGTGTGACCACTACCCCGTTAGATAAAAATATAGCCATAGCTTATGCCTCGTCCTTTTCTGTGGTGGTTTCTGTAATTGGTTTTGATTGTGTAACTTTAATCTCGGCAGGCACAACTTGGCCTATCTTGATTAAAAACGCTTTATCTTCATCGGTTAATGCCATCTTTAGCTCCAGCTCGTTAGTACGGATATTTGTAAATCTGCAGTTAATAAATCACCACTAGCCACACTTAAAACACTAGGTGCAGATACGCTAGTAACATTAAATACGATTGCACTTGCAGCTAGTTTAGCAAACACAGCTACAATAGTGTCCTCTATGCCTTGTAAGTTGCCTTCATTAGAAAACATTGGCACCGTCATAATGACCTTTAGGTTAGCCATAGGTGAAATGCTGGCATAAGAGTTGTTACTAGGGCTTATGTATGGGTCAGCCGGTGCCACTACAACGCTGTTAGCTAGAATTGTGCTAGGCGGGTATGCAAAAGTACTCCACACGCCAGCATTAGCAAGGGCTGCAGCTACCGTGCTACGTAAAGTGGTTATGGCCGCTGTCATTAGCCAACCATACTTGCAGGAGAAAGATACGGAGCCAATAGGCCGCGCACGGATGCCATAAGAGTATTGCTCATCTTAAATGGGCTAGGGCTATATCCATCTACGCTAGTGCCGCCGTTTTGTGTGCTAAATCGGCTAGTCCAGATATTTTCTGCCAGCATTAAAGCTGCAGCGTTAATAGCTGGGGTATTGGCGTATGTAGCGGTTTTTGTATCGTCACCTGTCATAGTGCCATAAGGCAATACACGCCTAAAGTTTTGGTCAGCTGCTACTTTTGCATATTGGATAAAGCTATAGCCCTGTGGGTATTGCCAGTAATTTAGCTGCATATTAAACGCAGGCAAGATATTAGCTGTGCCTGTGCTAAATGGAATTGTGCCTGTGATTGTGTAAGTGCCGTTAAAGGTTGAACCAGCCCCGGCAACTGTTACCGATTGGCCCGTAGTAAAAATGCCAGGGTTGGCAACCATAACTGTAGCTACATTAGACACTAACGCGGTGCCGACTACCGGCGCGTTATCAAACCATAGAAAGCCGTTAATTAAATCTTGTGCGGCTTGGCAGGTGTCCTCTATCCAGGTATAAGAATCGTACAAAGTCCCAACGCCCAAGCTAGCCTTCAAGGTAGCGGCGTTCACATAAGTGGCGGGCATTTTTGTACTCCTATCTTACTTAGGTTTGGTAAGCCTCAAAGGGCTAAGAGGCCTACCAAACTATTAGTGGGTTTTTATTATGTTAAATTAAAGCGGCGGATACCACCGGCAATATTCACCATCGTGCCGAGCATTCCATATACGGCAATTTGAACCTGTAAATTAGCTACAACATTAACAGACATAAAAGCTTGAGGGCTTTCAAATACTGTCATAGCTTCAGGTGCAATAATAAACGCTGACTCGTCAATAGTTGTTGATACAACGTTACGGTCAATGAATAGGTCTAATCCAAGTACTGAGCCCTTAGCACTTGTAGTAGCTGCGTTGCCGCCATTATTCATCGGATTTCCGGCTGAATAAATTGGGCGCCCAGTCGAATCTGTAGCACCAAGTAGCAAACTCCATTGTGAGCTTCCTGCCAAGTAATTCTTAGCAAAGTAGCTTGAGCTTGTGTAAGCAAGTGGTGCCTCTGTTGAGATGTATGAAATGATGCCAGCTGATGTAGCTGCTACAGCTGTAGCTTGAGTACCCCCGGCGGTCAAAGCGGCCACTACAGCGGCATCTGTCACCTTGAGATAATTATTTACTAACTCATTAGTAACAGCTTCCATAAATCCAGGGTCAGAATATTGTGTTAGCTCAATACTTAGTGTTTGCATACCACTATATTTTTGCATTGTGCAAGTAAGATATTCAGAGACAGCATCGGTATTAGATACTGCGCCGCCTTCGGCTTCTACTGTTGTAGTTGGGTAAGTTGTAAACTTAGGCCGATTGATTGTTAACCCACTTGCTGGGGCAGCTTGTCTGTCAACGCACTCCATAGCTGGGCGTCCAAAATTGCCCTGTGTAGATACGATTGACTGTAGGTACTGTGTAGGGTTAAAACCCAAGCCGGCGCTAGAAAAATCATCGGCTGCAGTAACGAAAAGACGTGATTCTTCATCTCCTAGAGCTGCTTGTACTTTACGTGATGTATATGCACCCATAGATGTAATATCGTGGCGCACTCTTTGTGAGTTTAATGCACTTGGTAGGATGATTTTACGAGCTGCCTCTACTGTAGGTGCAGCCTGCTCTGGGGCAACTGTTGCCTCAGGTGCGTTTGATTCGGGGGCTGTAGTCACAGCGGCCTCGCTCTCTGTTTCGGTTTCGGTTTCGGTTTCGGTTTCGGTTGTTACTATGTGTGTTGTTGTAACTTTAGTTGTAGTTGATGCTGCCTCTACTGGCATTTCGACAGCTTGTGCCGCAATACTTTGCACCGCAGCGCTAGAAAATGCGGCGCTCTCAACGAGTGACACTTCGCGTAAAGTGGCAGCGGTGACCAGGAGGTAGTTATCTTTAGGCTCTGATGCGGTAACTTCCACACCAACGGATAGGCCGTCCATTAACTGTTCCTGGGCTAGCAAAATTGCCGTGTCACCCGGCATACTTGAGCTAATCTTAAAGCTCGCGTATAAACCATCGCTTGTACTGTTAATACTTTTCATACGTCCTACAGGCTTTGTATTATCGTGAGACATTAAAAGTTTAATTTTATTAGGATTTTCTGCGCTAATTGAATTAGGGGCAAACACAACTCGGCCTGCACTTGTGTTCCCAACTTCGCCATACGGCGCAATTTTGCCGGCGATAATACGGCGCTCGCCACTATCTACAGCTTGTACTACTCCACTAAACGTTAATATCATTAGTGCCGTTCCCTCCATTAAGGCCCATTGGGCTTAGTTGTTCCATACTTTGAGCAGTTTGTAAATCTATTAAACCTAGATTAAGCATTTTTTCTATAGCATCTAAACGGGCTGCAGTATCGGCACGTAGGAAAGTCTCATCTAGGGCAAAGCGCACTACGTTACCGTGAGCCGTAATATCATCCATAGATAAACGGTTTTCAATAGCGCTAATAAACGGCTGTAAAGAATATGCTACAAACTCCTTG